CTCATATACCACTCTTCAAAGTCAATGAGCGAGGGTATCATGGAACCATCAAAGGACCCGGTCAACACCGTCGAAAAAAGTTTATCCACCACCTTTTTCGCCACCGCTTCATTATCCACCACTGACATCAATTCCGGGCCATTGAAATTTCTTTTAATCATGGCAAGCACATTTTCAGTGAGCCCCGGTTTTCTTTTGAATTCCATGGCCGTTCTAAGTTTGGGTAAAACGCTTGGTACATTTGGTACGACCACGTTTGATTTGGAAATATCTAAAGAACAGTTCTCTATACCCACACTTAAATCACTAGTATGTACAATGAAATTATCATTATTTATATTTACAGTACTATTACCAGGCAAATATTTATCATAAAACTCCTGTAATCCTAAATAACTACCTAATTTCGGCGTTGGAATAAATTTATTAAAATTTATTTCCAAACGCCGGAACTGTAATTGCTATTTCTTAAAACCTAAATCACAAAAATTACGCAAAATTACATTACTAACCTGCTGCAAAGCTTCTATCCTAGCATATATAACATCTGCCTTAACAGTATAATAAACCAGGCTATTAGTATGTCTAGATAAAGCTACCGTTATATGTTCCGACCCATCTTCGATCAGTGGAATGTTCTGGTATTGCAACCGAATTAATGCCACTGAGTGGAAGGTCTCTCCTTGCACTTCATGAACGGTATTAGCTTTGAAGCCTCTTTGTATCAGTTCCAGTTTTTCATTTTGGGTAAAGGTTAACACCTTATCCCTAAACAAGTTGAAATTAACTGGATTCATGTAACCCTGGCCGGGCAGAAGGACACACTTCATACTATTATAAACATTTGAAGTAGTTCTAACGGTCCTATTGTAAACCTCATTCAGAAAACTGGTTACATCCATCGGACACCGTAACGTTGTGTTACGCTGTTCCACGTTATTTACAACCAATTTAACTAAATCCTGAGGTATAGTGAAATCGGCAACCCTATTAATGAATGGTATCTGCTTTGTGTCCCCGAAAATCACCATTTCCTTAGCCTCCGAAAATTTTGCCAAATAGGCTATTTCTCCAGGGTGCACCATAAGACCTTCATCCACCCATACCCTATCATGAGTAGAGTGGAATTTGTCTATTATGTAAGAATCTATGGTTCTCACGTTCTTCTTTGTAGCTTGCTTGCCCTGTTGGATAAATCTTACCCTCAT